CTCCTTCAACTAAGATTAGTCCAGGCCGATCGTCAAATTTAAACGTCTGTAATTTATTTCCGTATGACAGGATGTTTTTATATGAAAATTCAGTTAATCTCATTAATCGTATTGTTTTGCGTTACGTAACGAATCGTAAATCTCTTTAAATTTATCAATTATTTGAGTCGATTGATCGACTGGCAAGTTCATTATTTTAAGTCGTTCATCTAATAGAGTAAAAATGTTATACTCATATGTTGAATCTATTTCGATCTCACTCTTGTTTTTTAGCTGATCCTTTGAATAGGATGCAAATTCAATGCGACGGTGACCGTAACTCTTTATTAATTCCGTAAATTGTGAAAGAGGAAACTTTTTTGAAAATTCCGATTCGATCATAATATCTACAAAGTTATTTACAAACTCTTTTTTGATTTGGTCGGAAGTTAGGTCCAACAACTGCATCACATCGAATCGAAGATGTCTTGGAGAAACCTCATTTGGAACAAACTTTTCAGTCACCTCTTTGCCGCTAACATCAAGCACATAGAATCCTTTTTGATTTCCACGATCGCCTCTATCCATCTCGTACGGAGTTCCAACATAGAGAACATTACCTTTTTCTTGTCGAATGTGAATGTGTCCAGAATAAACACGTTTAAAGGAATTAATGTCTTCTTGTTCTAGTCCATGTTCTAGTTTTTGAACTTTGTTAAAATTAAAACCTTTAAAGTCAGCATGACAAAATACGTAGTTTGCCGCCTTATTTCTTTGAACTTGCGATTTTAGTTCGTTTAAATTTTCTATCCATGGAAGCATTAGAAATTTATGAGAGTTAATCGTTAAAATTTCTGGCTCAGTATAGACGTGAAAGTTAGGGTGAATCTTATCAAAGCCTTCTAGTGAGTGAGTGTCAGTTCGGTCTTTATAATATACGTCATGGTTACCCAAGATCACGAAAACTCCTCTTTTAAACTTTCTAGTAAACTCGTCAGCTATCAGTAAAGATAGCTTATGGATTCGAACGTTTGTCGATTCTCTAACATGATTCCAGTCCCCGACCTGTACTAAAATGTCTGTGTTTGGGTCAAAGCCCTCCTCTTCAATTTTATTTAGAAAATGATTAACTAGAAAATTAAATTGGATTTCAGACCATTCAATGGAATTATTACGAACGCCTAGGTGCATATCACCCAGAACAAATATTTTTTTAACGTTTTCTAATTTCATCCTTGCGTAGCGAGCTGATCAATATCTATTACTTTAGAAAGGCTCGCAAGTTTAGCCATGAATTCTTTCAATAGGGTCGCCGAGGCAAAGGTATATGAAGTAGGTAAGATAGAATTTGCATCATAGAAAGTAATTTCAGTAGATGAAGTCGCTTCATATCTATAAACTTGCTCAAGATTAAGAAATACTGAGCCTCCAATGTGAGTTAATTTAATCCAAACCATTAGTGTATTCTTTTTTTATGCATTTTTCCCTCTAGGAATTTATATTTTTTATTTAGTTCAAGTATTAAAATTTCCTGAATGTCGGTTTCTAGCGAATCGAATATTTTTTTATATTCCATTGAAGAGATTGAGGAAATTGCTTCAAGTATATAGATGGGACTATAGAAACTGATTCCGTGACTTGCTGGATCTAGGTTCTCATGGACCCTACTAAAAATAAGATTAATGTCTTCCTTTGAAAATTTTATTTTAGCTACAGAACGATCCTCAGTTATGGTACTCACGTATTTTTTGAGAACCTCGTCCTTTTGTAAAAATTCAAATATTACATCCAATATGAACTTTGATTCTAACTGTTCTTCGTAATCATAAAGGTCCTTTAGGTAGTTATCTGAATAGTCGGCCGATACTGATATTTTTTTAGAGAATTCATATTCGTCTGAATCTCTTAACTTGTCGCCGTTATAATAACTATTATTAAATATTTTATCTTCTCTTAATTGATCTCCACCTTGATCTTCAGTAAATTCATTTTCTTCCATCCATAATTATTATTTTATATAGCATTGAAGAGCTTATCATAATCGTCATCCACTAAAGTAGTGGTGTTAGAAACCGGAGAAGTATTTATATCAGAATACTCTGATCTTAATTCATCTGCCATTCGAGTGATCTCTTCATCGTCACTATAAAACTCGCTATTTGGTCCAACCTCTTCAGTTAACCTAAAAAAGTCCTTATTCATAGTATAAAACTTATAGCTTTCTTCGTATCCGTTATCCCTATTTGCAATAGACTTTATTTTCATTCTGCTTTCAAGAGGGCTTCGCATTAGTCCAAACAGAGAGTCAACTGTGTGAATTAAACCAAATGACTCTGCTACTGAATCCATTCCCAAGTCAAAATTATCAATGTCTTCTCTACGAATTTGAGTGGCACTTATTATGCACCATTCATTTCGCATAGCAACTCCCCTAAGTTCTTCTGAAATAGATTTGACTTTTTCATAAAGGCCTGCCTGACTTGCATTTATTGGTTTTAAAAGATTTAAGTAATCAACGACGATTACTTTGAATTTTTTATTCATCTTTTGCTCTAACCTAAGAAAATAGTTTTCGATATCAATTGCAGTAGCTCCACCAGTAGGAAACTCCTTAAGTATTAATTCTCCAATCGCTCGACCGCTATCTTTAAGATCTTCAACCTTTCTTTGAATTAATTGAGCAGCTGAAGAATCGTTAATGCTTGCATAATCTTCTGACTTTATGCCTAGGATATTTGAGCCTATTCTTTTCATGTATTGGCGATCGGCAAGCTCAACTGTTACTAGCCCAGTCACATTTCCTGCTAAAAATGATCGCGCTGCAATGTTTCCTAGAACCATCGATTTACCGACTTTAGGTCTACCTTGAAAAACAACAAGAGATTTTGAATTCCAGCCTCCACCGAGTACCTTATCTAAGAATGGAAAACCGGTCGGACAGCCAGATTTTGAAATTTGAATGTGGGACTCCGGATTAAAAAAATTAAGGCCAGTATCCGCACTTGAAAAATTTAGAGCAAGTTTTGTGCTGATATCATTTCTTATTTTTTCTGAAATATTATCGATATTTCCAGGATCAATTGGGGTAGTTTTTAAATACGTGAGTAAATCAAAAACAGTTAAGTTCAAGTTTCTTAGTAGGATAAATGACCTAACGTATTTATAAAGATAATCATAGTTGTACTCTGCTAAGTTAAAAGAGTAGAGTTCATTGAATTCTTCCTCGCTTAAATTTACATGGGTTACTTCTAAGTAGCTTCTAAGTTCTTTTTTATTTGGGATCTTTTCGTATTCTTTAAAGAATTTAACGGCCGTTTTAAACGATTCTTGCCGATCGTCCTCATTAAAATAGCTAGGCTTCATCATTACGATTAATTCTTCCCTTCTTAACGAATCATGATTAGTTGGTCTTAGATCGTTTATGTCATTTTCAGAATTTAAAATAAAATTCCATACCATCTTTTCAAGTGAGTCAATATTTTCTGTAAAATCAATCATTCGTTAAATAGAAATAAGTTAGTCCTTTTTTTGTAAAATAGATAAAATCACCCTCAGCCTTAAGGTATTCGTCATGAATCATCGTCTTTAATGATTTAACTAAGTTTATCTTGAAGGTTTCATCTTTAATCCTATCACCGAAGACGTATTTTAAGGACTTCGATGAAAACTTAAGATTAGAGGAAGATGATTTTTCTTTGGATGCAGATACCTTTATTAAGTATTGCAATATTTCAAAAAGGAGGGTGAACTCATCGTTCAATCCCTCCTCTGTATGTAGGTTTAGGTAATACTTTATTGGTAAATCAGAACGTAGAGTCATCGTCATCATTTAGATCATTAAGTTCGCTTGTCTCTAATAGGTCGATTTCATCTTGCGTTTCTGGAAATTTAAAAGTTGGCTTGATTATCTTCTCATCAAGCTCCATTAATACTTCTTGTGTAAACAATCGAGCTGAGAAAAATTCTTTAATTGGTACAAGATCACCATTATGTCGAATAACATAGTTCTTTCCAAGTTTCTTGGGTAAAAAATAGAATTTTTCGCCGTCTACCTCAAACTCTGAACATGTAGACTGTTCGTCGGCTTTTAGCTTTGAAAACTCTTTTTCAGTCAATTTATTTCCTCGACCAACTCCACAGTTTTCCCAACTAACGAACTGTTCAAGTCCAACGTATTGGTTCATTCCTTTATGGAATGAAATGTGGAATTCAATATCGATAGGTTTAGCTAATCTGTTCTTTCTAGTCTTAGACCGAACTATGATTCCGGTTGTGGTCTTAGCCTCATCCCGAAGAGTGCCTTTACTTAACATTAGGATTATCGATGCTGAAAATTCAGGACCACCTCCACCAGACATTCCTTTAGGAGTATACTGATCCATCGAAGCGTATGTGTGATTAGTAAAGATAAATGGCACCTTTAGGTTAGATAGCTCAAGAGTAAAGGATTTGAATAGTGACCTCATTTCCTTTGAACGAAGTCCCATGTCTGATGCATTTTTACCAGCATCCATGTCTCTTTTACTTTTATCGGTATCAAGCATTCCGACTGAATCCACAAAGATCGCAGCTTTTAAGCCTGGATTTTCTCTCATTGTTTCGATAAAATCGTTGATAAAAAACTTCACATCGCTGATTAAACCCATACGAAGATATTTCAACTTTTCTAGATCTACTCCGAACTTTGTATAATCAGATCGATCAATTGCTCCCTCAGTATCGATATAGAAAACAAAATAGTCTTTCTTTTGAAGTTCTCTAACTGCGTTTAAACAAAGAAAGGTTTTTCCAGCACCAGAATCTCCAGCAATACCGATACTTCGAGTATTAGGATACCCTCCAAACACTGATCCTGAGATCTGAGCATTTAATAGATAATTTCCAGTAGGAATATAATCATCAATGTCAGAGAATCCCATTAAGGTGACTTTGGATTTTACTTTCTTTTCTAGAAGGTCGTTGAACTTATTAAAAGCATTGATTGCGTCATTAGTTGACTTTGCCATAATTAATTGTTTTAATATATTTTACTAGAAAAAGGGTAAAAGTTCTAATCTGAGATGTAAGAAAGCAATAAAAGAGAGCACGATAAAGCTAATGTATCTAATACTTCTCCTCTCATTATTCTACTAAATCTGATTTTATCAATTGAATGCAGCTTGGTCTCCTGATCATTTATTTTTGGTGTAAATCCGGTAGGGTCTTCGCTATGCTTGGTTAAATTTATAGCGTAACACTTGTAGGTTTTAGTAAATGGAATAGTATGTTGAATTTGACCTAAATAAAAAATATCGTCGACTTCAACATCACCTATGCCCAACTCAAGATCAATACAGTTACATAATGATTCGTGATAAGTATTAAATTCATCAGGTTCAAGAGTAGCAGTGATACACTTGCAGCCCTCTCCGTTCAATACGTAGTCGTGATACTTTGTTAAGTATACATTTTTAATTTGATTGTTTTCATTAAGATCAAAAGGAAGCAAACAAATTGCCTCCTTTGATGATGAAATTCTCTTAAACTTTCCCTTATCTCCGGTAAAAGTTACGATTTTAAATTTATCGTCTGAATATTCTTCTTTTGAATCAAAATGATCATTCTTCATGGATCTCAGTAATATTTACAGTAGGTCCAGATTTGCTTCTTGCTGACGATTGTGGAACAACCATTGATGAAATTGCAGACTGAACTACTGTTTTATTTATCGCTCTAAAAACGTAATCGGATAACTCACTAAGAAACTTTTCTTTGTCCTTTGCGTTACTGTACATCATTTTTAAAAAATCTTGCTCAGGAAGATTAATTTTTATCTCAAGATCAATGGCTCTTTCCTCAGAATTAAACATCTCAAACATATTGGTTGCCTCGACCTGTTGTG